GGCGGCAGATGTCGCAACAGACGCAGGTCGGCACGGTGCATGAAGTGAAGGGCACCAAGCTGCGGATGGTGCTCGGCAAGGACAAGCAGGGCGAAGACATCCTCTCCCCGTGGCTCAACACCAACAATATGCGCGGCGGCGCGCGCGAACAGCGGTTCTACAAGAAGGGCCAGAACCTCTCGATCTTCGCGCCCGGCGGCGACATCGCGCAGGGCATGCTGATGCCGTATGCGCCGAACAAGGATTTCAAGACACCCGAGCACGCCGATGGCTCCGGGCAGGATGAAGAGTCCTACCAACTCGAAGACATGCGCTCGAAGCAAACCAAGGAAGGCTTCGACCACTGGCTGCAACCTGATGATCAGCAACAGCAGGGCGGCCAGAGCGGCGGTGGTCAGAGCGGCGGCGGTGGTGGTGGCGGAAAGCAACAGCAGAAAGGCCACGTCGGCGGCGACAAGGCTGAGCTAAAGGCGCGCATGAACAAGGACGGTGGCCACACGCTGCGCGTCGGCAAGGATAGCCGCGTCGCCTCGCACAAAGAGGGCGCGAAGATTCGCATGGGCTCCGACTGGGTGGTGGTCAAGAAGGGCCAGATCATTTTTTCCCGGCCACCGATTCTCGGCAAGGACCCGATTCCGAACGACGACAAGTAACGCAACAGGAGAGAACGACATGGTCATGACTCGGAGACTGACGAACAGGGAAGTGAAGGGCTTGATCCGGCAGCCGCGCATCCTCAACAAGTTCTACATCTACGATCCCAACACGCCTGACCTGCTCGGTGGTCTGCGCGTGATGGAAGAGAAAGACGACAAGGGCAACATCAAGGAGGGCAGGCGGCACGTGCTGGCGGTAACGCAGCAGGTGCAGTGGTGGATCGACCAAGGTCTGATGGGCGAGAAGCCGGTCAACGAGATCAGCCCGCAGCACAAGAAATTGCTTGAGCAACTTACCAGAGGGCGCAGCGCTGACAACGACGTCGAGCCGAGACGGGCAGCGCGTCTCAGCCGCCGCCTGCAATCGGGTCATCCGGCGCTGGTCGCCTCTACGCTTCACCGCAAGAAGAAGTCTGGCAAGAAGAACGCCAAGAAGTCACCGTCTCCCGCCACCACCAAAGACCTGAAGCCGCCGACACCGCCGTCACGGGCGTAGTGCGATGGTCGGTGATCCGGCGATCTATGATCCCACGCTCGATATGTGGCCAGACCTTCGCTATGGCCGCATCGTGCTATCTCCGGTGCGCATCGGAATGGATCGCACCACCGGCAGGGTGCTGACCGGCTGGGATCATGTGATCCAATCAATGCTGGTGATCTTCTCGACCAAGTACCACGAGCGGGTGCTGCGTCGCTGGTGCGGTTCATTCGTTCCGCATCTGATCGGTGAGAACGCCAACGAGGCGACGATCTGCCGGTTCTATTGGGCGATTGCGACCAGCATCGATCTCTGGGAGCCGAACTATCGCATCCAGCGGGTGCGGGTCGGCAAGCGCTCCGATGGTTCGATCCTGACGTCGCCGGAAGAATTGCGGACCGGCCACCTCACCACGTCGATGGATGGTGTCTATCGACCGCGCGGTCATCTCGGCAACGATCAACCGCAGGTCCGGCGTGCCATCGGTCTGGTGTCGCGTGGCTACAATTTGTGGGAGCGGCAGCCCGGCCTCGTGGCTGGCGCACCTGCAGGCGGCATCGGCACCACACCCAACATCCCACCGGGGAGCGTTGCATGAGCGATACGTCATTCGGCGGGTCGGGCACGGCAGGCGGTCAGTCTCTGACTGACCGTCTCACCGAGCGCATTTCGGTGATCCTGCCTGCCAATCTGCAGCCGATGATCGTGCTTGAGAAACTCGACGTCGAGACCATCCTCGCCGCAAGGATGACCCGGCTGAAGCAACTCTGGCAGTTCTACGATCCGCCAGCGGCGGCGCAATACGATGTTGAACAGCTTGAGTTCGATCCTATCAAGATCAACCAAGAAGCCTGCTCGTATTTCGAACTGTTGTTGAGGGACCGTGTCAACCAAGCCGCAAGATCAATCACGCTCGCCTATGCCATCGGTACTGACCTCGACGCTATCGCCTCAAGATATCCCGGTGGCGTACCTCGATTGCCGGGAGAATCGGACGACCGCTACCGTCGTCGGATATGGCTTTCACCCAACACGCTCAGTCCTCACGGCACCGCTGAAGCCTACGAATTCTGGGCACTGACGGCGATGCCGTCGTTGCGCGACGTCACGGCGATTCGCGCGGTGATGTTCGACTACTATCCGACGATCCTGATCACCTGCCTGAAAGAACCGCCCGCCGAACCGGTCCCGACCGACGAAGAGCTTGTGACGATCCGCGCCTACATCCAATCGCTGTCGCGGCAGGGACTGACGGACGTGATCTCGGTCAACCCGCCGAAGATCAGGGAGATCGAATACGTCATCAACGTCTGGCTCTATCCCGGCACGGCGCAGGACCAGACCATGACCAAGATCAGGGACAACATCGCCAAGCTGCTCGACGACCAGTACTGGCTTGGTCACGACCACTGCCTCACCGCGATCCATTCGGCGTGCAATTTCACTGGCGTGCATCATGTCGATGTCATTGAGCCCACTGAAGACGTGTTCGTGCCGCTCGACTGGCTGGTTCGTGTCACTAACCTGACCGTGACGTATATGGGCCGCGCTCTATGAACGACATCGTCACCGAAGGGATCATCCCGTTCCCGGGGGCGAAGCTGCTCTACCGTTCGGCGACCGGCCTCGAAAAATCGATGGCCGACGTCGATGGTGAGCGGCTGATCGGCACCTATGCCGAGATCATCAAGGACCAGTGGGACCCGTACAAGATCAGCTACAACAATCTGCCCTATCTCGGCTACGCGCAGGGCGTGCTGTTGTGGGAGGAAGGCTGGTCGGAATCGACGCAACGCGAGTGGGTGGCGCGGCAGTACGAATACAAATCGCTGCGCGGCACCCAAGCTGGCATCGAGATGGCGCTGCAATATTCCGGGCGCGATTTCACGGGCGGCTATTACGTGGTGCAGGCGCTGCGACCGCCGCAGTGTTTCTTCGCTTCGCCATCGCTATCGAAGGAAGCCTACGATTTCTGGATTCATCTGCTGCCGGAATTGCGTATCACGTTCTATGAGGGCGTCGGCTGGGACGGCGTCGATGTGCTCTATTGCGGTGACGGCGGTGAGGGCGATTACGTTGGGCTCGACGACGGCGAGGCGCTGCACGGGCGCAAGGCGTTCCTGCGGATCAGGGGTACCGACTATCCGTTGGAGATTTACACCTTCACCAAGGAAATTAACGGCGTCGCGTCGGTGGATTTCCAGCGGGTGGCGCTGCCGGGACAAGCTGGGCTGGCGTTCACCACTGAAGACTTCGTCAACGACGACGAACGGTTCGTCTGCGCGGAAGCCATCGTGCCGCAACTGGTCACGGTGCGGATCGACGCCAGCTATAACCATGAGGAATCACAGCTTCATCTCGACACCGTGCTGCCCGGCATGGAGCCAATCGACGTTCGGTATGAGCGAGAGAGTGACGTTGGCTGGGGCAATTCGTTCTTCTTTGTCGGTGACTGGGCCGACAGCCGCAACGTCATCGAACCACTGATACCTGTCGAAGGTTACGGCGAACTGCACGCAACCGAGGCGCTGCTCTATGACGGCGTGCTGTTGGTCCGAGGCTCCGGTGATCTGGTCGCGCAGTCGTCGCGGTTGACCTCGAAGAACCTGCTCTATGGCGACCCGGTGGTGTTCTATGCCGACTCCGGAGACGACGCCGCGCGCATGCTGGCTGACCGCATCTTCCTGTACGACCCGGCCATTGTCGGCACTATCACGGGCGGCATCTCCTATGTCGGCGTCGATTACGTTTCATGGCCAGCCTACACCGCCGACCTGATGATCGACCTCCAAGCCGACGACGATTGGTGGTCATGGTTCGCCGACGAAGGCATCACCAACGACGACAATTATTTCGCCAGCGAGGTGGACATGAGCGACATCGAACGCGCCGAGCGCGCCGTCGTCACGTCACAGGCACTGCGCGACAGGGTCCGCGTTGCGTTCGACCCGACGCGACTGATCGAACTACGCGAACGCGCTTACAACGAAACCACTGTGGACCAGCAGGTCGTGAACCTGCTCTAGGAGAGGCATCATGGAGCGAAAAGTAAATATCCAAGACTGGCAGAAGGTCACAGTTGAGGACTTCAACAATTTCGGTTTCTTCCCGCGCTATTCCTTCGATCACATCGTCGGCGATGTTCTGATTCCCGGCATGGCCTATACCGGATTCACCACGGTGCAGACCGCGCCAGCGGTGGTCACGGTCGGCAACGGGCGGCTCTATCACGCGGGCCATGTCTTCTACAACGACAGCGAGGGCGGTGCATCGCTTGACTTGCTGGGCGTGCTGCCGGTGGTGACCCGGCGCTATGTCGGCGTGGTGGTGTGGGGCCAAGAGATTGAGACCGATACCGAGCCGAGAACCTTCCTGACCGATCCGGTGACCCGCGCCACCGTGGCGCGCGTGGTCTCGACCGAGAACCGCAGGTGGGCCAACATCTCGACGGTGGTCGGTGCCGAAGGTCCGGACCCGCAGCGTCCATCGGTGGCCTCGAACACGCTGGCGGTAGCGTGGATATTGCTCGACAGTACCGGCATCGTCTCGATCCAGATGGTGGACGAGAACCGCGCGCCGAACATCACCGATCTCGACGACCGCATGAACGAGATGGATTCGTGGCGGGCGCAGACCGCTTCACGGCTCGACACGCTGGCGACCGACATGGCAGCACTTGCCGTGCGGTTGAACGGCACCGCGCCGATGAAGTTCGCACTGTGGCTGGCGGCGGACGTTGCTCGCGTCAAGGAAAAGACCGGTCTTCCCGACACCTACGCCGCATGGGGTGCCGATCACTTCCTGACCACCGACGAAACCGACATGTTGAACGTGGACTATCTGGCCAAGGTCGAGGAGGGCGTGCGCTTCCCAGATGCTGCGCAACGCGATGCGCAGTTCGCGCTGCTCAACCCGATGGACCCGGCGGTGATCAATCAGGCCAACTTTGTGCTGCCGGTCTACGATCAGGTGGTGCGGATCGAGGTGCTCGGAAACGATACCGAGATGTCGATCTCGCAGTACCAGTACCAGACCATCAGTTGGGAATTGTGCGCCAAGACCCGGACGCGAATTCGCTGGGGCACGCCGATGGTGGTTTGCTCGAACGGCGTCTGGTGGTTCGCGCCAGCCGGTCATGACTACGGCACCAACGTCGGCATGCCACCGGCATCGGTCGGCGGCTACACGCCGAACACCGATCTGATCTATGACCCGATCAGAAACATCCTGACGCGCGGCTCCGAGACGTTCCAGATTCTGGACGTGATGGACAACCCGAACCACACCGTGCTGCGCATCGTGCAGTTCTGGGTCGATGAGATCATCGACTCGTATTACTGGCGGCAGGTCATCACCGTTGATGGGCTGTCGGGATCGGTGATCTCGCAGACCTATCTCAACTCGCAAGGTGGCTGGCTGACCGGCGTCGATATCTTCTTCACGCGCGTCGCATCAACCGGCGACGTGCATTGCCTGATCTGCGAATGTAACGAGGCTGGTGCGCCGAACTATCAGCGGACCATCGCCCGTTCTGACGTGACGGCTGATCGGCTTCGCGCCGCACCGAACGCCACCAAGTTCGACTTCCTGCCGACCTATCTGGCGAAGGGCCAGCGCTATGCCATCGTGCTGCAGACACCCGGCAACCACTACATCTCACTGGTGACGAACAACAAGTTCGCGCAAGGTTCGATGTTCCAGTCCACTGACGGCGCATGGTCGGCTGGTGATCTCACCAAGGATATGGCGTTCCGACTCTACTTCGCGAAATTCCGCACCACCCAGTGCACCACGCAATTGCTGTCACTGGAATTGAACGGCGGCATCGCGCAGATCGATCTCAACTTCGACAGTACGCGACCGCCGGGCACCACGATCAATTTCGAGGTGCAGGTCAACGGCGCGTGGGTGCCGCTCGGTTATTACGACGTCAACCCGCTGGTTGCCTTGCCACCGTTGCTGCCGTTCCGCGTCACGCTGGTGGGAACGACAGACGAAATGCCGGGCATCGGTGTGGCGTCTAACTCGCGTTCGCTGACGTCACGTCCGCGTTCGGACTTCACGCACATCTCGATTGCTCGCACGACACCCGGTCCTGTCACCACGGTGTACTGCGACTTCCGTTTGGAATCATGGCGTGGCGCTCCATACCACACCATGACTCCACGGCTGTTGACCGGTGCGGGCTATGTCACGGTGCGCACGCCGTCCTTGATTCAGGA